TGCTGGCGGCGGAGGAGGAAGCGGAGGGTATACAACAAGCGGAGCATTTGTTGGTACGACCACAGGAGGCCTAGGTGGTGGAGGAAATGGAATTTATTCTGGAGGTTCTGGTAGCGGAGCTACAAATACAGGTAGTGGCGGAGGCGGATCAGCTTATTATTCATCAGTAGCAGGTAACGGAGGATCTGGTATAGTTATAGTTAGATATACTAGATCTCAGGTAGGTGGATAATGTCATACAAATCAGCAGTCCTATACGACTATCCAATAGCCTATTATCCATTAGATGATCTAACAACAGTAGATCTAGTAAATAATTTTACTGCTTTTTTAGCACAATTTGCAACATATCAAGACGTTTTAAATAATGTTTCATCTTATGCAAACATATATGGAGATGTTGCTTACGACCATTCGGGATGTGAAAATGATGGTAACTATATCGGAGACCCAGAAACTGAAATTCTTCCTGTAGTAATTGGAAATGGGCGGGCTACAAGAATAACAAATAATAACTCTATTGTTTATAATTTAATAAATGATTACACTGGTGGTGCATAATGCTAGGAAAAAAGTATTATTCAGACAATGAATTTACAATAGAATTTTGGTTTTACCCACAAATAACTTCTTCTGACGAAATCCCATTAGTTGGTGATTCAGCAGAAGATGTTGGAGTATTTTATCAAAAAGGAAATATTTTATTTAAATTAGATTCTGATCTTTTGGAATATACATTGCCATCAACCAATAAAGTATTTCATATAGCATGTGTGTACTCAGTTAACGCAGCAACAATATATGTAGACGGAGAGCTAGTTAAATTTAAATCTTTATCTAATTTTGAGTTTACAAATACCAATTTAGATTTAATAAGTGGACCTACACCATCGTCATCAGACTCATTTTTAATAAATAGCGTAGCAATTTATAGATATGCATTGTCTCAAAATCAAATATCTTATCATTTTTCACAAGGACAAGGTTTGCCAGCAATACAAATATCAGATCCAGCAGGCGGAGAATTATTTGAAATGTATGATGACGAAATGTCATCTTTATATAAGTTTACATATCCACAAAGTAAAGGGTGGGAAGAAGTAGTTAAAACTGGACTAACCCACAACCAATCTTTAGATTGTCTTGAAATTACCGAAACGATTACAGCCGATGTAAGCACGGTAATAGTTGAAGATTTTATTTCTATTCCAACTACTGCTACATTTGATTCATCTAAAATAGAATGGCACGGGGACAATGGAATTACAATTCAAGCAAGTACTGATGGATCAACATATAATACATGTACAAATGGACAACAAATACCTGGATATACATTAAATAGTTTTGCGTCTACTGGCAAATTATATTTAAGAATCACGTTCACCTCTACAGATACTTCAAGGTATATTCCAAGATTATTTAATTTAGACATATTATTTTATAATAATCAAACAAGATATTCTTATAATGGATCTGGCTATATGAGTACGTTAGAGGAAGATTCAGGAATTTCAGATTATAGGATAACTCTTGGAAAATTACCTTATGATATTTTGTCTAGAAATAGTAGAAATGGGCTTAGAACGGTAGTAGATTCTGGATTTGAAATTACAACAGATAAGGGTATTAGGACTATAGAATTCTTTTATACCCCCGCCGCTTTAACTGATAGTGGGTTACTTTCAACAACATCTACAAACGGATATGGCGCTTCGTCAATACGCTGGAGCAATTCAGGAACAATGTCTAAAACGGACATTTCGGCCATATATGTAAATGGAATAAATAAAACCTCAGAAACAAATGCTTCAAATGTTTTTAAAGTAAATCAATTACACCACGTCATAGTGGTATTTAGCTCGGCGGTATCAGGCGACATTAGATTTAACTATTCAGTAAATGGCTCTGTTTCTGCCCTATATCAATATATAACCCTATATCAGACAGCATTTAATTCTACACAGGCAAATGCTAATTATGACCTATATATTCGTAAGCAGACCTCATCCATAACCGATGCTTCGGTATTGACGGTGACAGAAGATGGGGTAGACTCATATAATAATGACTGGCTTGTGATACAAAATATATAATTTTGTCATTTAGGGTGACAAAAAGCTGGACTTAGGCATATGAAAGTGGTAAAATAAATCCATATGGATATAAAAAGAAGCAGCGTAAAGGTAGGTCCAGAGGAAACTACCCTTGGAATTTATGTTTGGGAGATGCCAGACGGACGATGGATAGGCGATGATGATGGAAACTTCTTGTCTATAACATCCATGAAAAACAATAGATCTCGTATCGATGCCCTTGCTAGAGAAGTAAGATCTTACGGAATTTATGAGGGCAAGCCAGTATTTTTATCAGGCCGCAGAAAGATTGATGACGAAGAATTTGAATACCAGCAACAAAGGTTAAAATGGGGTCTAACACCAGATCCTTTAGATATTGGAGTTTATAAAGAAGAAATAGGAAAGGCGAATAGGCAGAAATAAAATGGGAATGATTGAAGATAATTCACAAGAGCTAGATACAGGCATACACGCTTACACGGCCTCAGATTTCCACATACCCTCAGCAAATGTTGTAAAAACAACGGATGTTTTTATGACTTCTGGAGAAGACCTGCAAAAAATTTCTGGACTAAGTCCTGCATTTCGACGCAAAGTTAGCCGCACAATTCAAAAACGTTTTGTTGGTATTGATGGAACAGAGACACAGCAAAATCTTCTTGCACAAGCAATTACTGGCTATGCAATGTTTGATCTTATTGAACCTCCGTATAACCTTGAATACCTTTCTCATATTTATGAAATTTCCCCATACAATTATGCAGCAATTAATGCCAAGGTTTCTAACATTGTGGGGCTTGGGTATGACTTTATTGAAACACGTAAAACAATGGATGCAATTGATGGCATTGAAAATGACACACAATTAGAGCGGGCTCGCAGAAAGCTTGATAGACTTCGTCAAGACCTACATGAATGGCTAGAAGATTGCAACGAAGAAGAAACATTTAAAGAAACACTAATTAAATTTTATGTAGATGTAGAAGCAACAGGAAATGGCTATCTAGAAATTGGTAGAACCACTTCTGGGAAAATAGGATATATTGGACACATTCCTTCAAAGACAATGCGTGTCCGTCGTTTGCGTGATGGCTTCATTCAGTTGCTATATGGCAAAGCTGTATTTTTCCGTAATTTTGGAGATCAAGAAACACCTAATCCAATAGCGGACGGAAGCGATAGACCAAATGAAATAATTCATTTTAAGAAATATACTCCACGCAATAACTACTACGGAATTCCAGATATTGTAGCAGCATCAAATGCTATGGCTGGAAACGAATTCGCTGGTAAATATAACCTAGATTATTTTGAAAATAAGGCTGTTCCAAGATATATTATTACCGTGAAGGGAGCTAAATTATCCCCAGAGTCCGAAAGAAAACTTCTGGAATTTTTCCAGGTCGGTCTTAAAGGAAAGAATCACCGCTCACTCTACATCCCTCTTCCAGCCGATAGCCCAGACTCTAAGGTTGAATTTAAAATGGAGCCAGTTGAGGCGGGAGCACAAGAATCATCATTTAACATATATCGTCAATCAAACCGTGATGAAATATTAATGGCTCACCGTGTTCCAATTTCCAAAATAGGAAGTCCTCAAGGAGTTTCTTTAGCAAATGCTCGTGATGCAGATAAAACATTTAAAGAGCAGGTCTGTAAGCCAGTACAAGATATTTTAGAAAAGAAATTAAATAAATTAATTGAAGAAATGACAGATGCCCTTCAAATTAAATTTAATGAATTATCTCTTACCGACGAGGATACCCAGTCCAAGATCGATGAGCGTTATTTAAGAATGCAGGTAATTACCCCTAATGAAGTTAGAATTAGAAAAGGCATGGTACCCATGGATGGTGGAGATGAAGTGGTGGAATTAAAGCCACAACAGCAGGCGGAAGCAAGAGCCCAGGCTGGAAATACCAGAACTAGGGATCAGGAAAGGGATAATAATTCCCCAGATATTTCGGGGGAATCTAGAAATCCTCAAGGCGAAGGCAGACAAGTAGACTAATACTACTCAACTGATTATTTGCCTTATATATAATAACGTTATAAAATTAAGCATATGAATATTGAAAAATCTCTATGGTCATCTAGTGGCGACAATATCAATTTGTCAGTTCCATTCACAAAAGTCAATCGTGAAAAGCGCACCGTTTCTGGTTTTGCTACGCTAGACAATCTTGATCAAACTGGAGATGTCGTAACACAAGAAGCATCACTCAAAGCATTCGAATCTTTCCGTGGAAACATTCGTGAGATGCACGGATCAAATGCTGTTGGCAAAATGGTTTCATTCAAGCCAGAAACTTATTATGATCCAGAATCAAAAGAATTTTATAATGGCGTTTATGTAGATGCATACATTTCAAAAGGCGCACAAGATACATGGGAAA